TTTATGAATGGTCGTCACTGGAAGATTATGTTGATAATCACTATGCAGTATCCACTTGGTATACCGCCTAACCTTAGAACAAATATTGATTTTGTTTTTATTTTACGAGAACCATATATTAAAAATAGACGTATTATTCATGAAAATTATGCAGGTATGTTTCCTACATTTGAAAGTTTTTCACAAATTATGGACCAATGCACAGAAAATTATGAATGTCTTGTGATTAATAATAATTCTAAAAGCAACCGTTTGCAAGACCAGATATTCTGGTACAAAGCAGAACAACACGGACCGTTCAAACTAGGTTCAAAAGAATTTTGGGATTTGTCAAAAGGATTAGATAGCGACGATGAAGATATAGAAACCTATGATCCTGCTACAAATCGACGACTTAAAGGACCGCAAATAAATGTCAAAAAAAAAAGTAAATGGTAATTAATCCATTTTTGAGGATACTTTGCTTAATCCATGGTCGGACTGGCTGGTAACAACATTTTCATTTTCAAACAATTTTTGCCTGATGTCTTCTTGAGTCACTACTTCATCATTCGCGTAACCAAGGGTTGTTGCATCTTTCACAGAAATTAAATTACCGTTATCATCTACCGTCTGAGATAGTTTGTTACCAGACGCTAGAGCTTTTTCTTTATTTTCTTCAATTGCGTTAAGTTTAGCTTCTTTTATACGATTATCAAAAGTATTTTTAGCATTCTGTTCATTCTTATTTTTTTCGTGCATAAGTTGGTTTAATTCGTCTTCGAGATATTCTACACGGCCAGTTTTATATGCTTCAGGATCAAACGGCATCCAAAGACCAACAGGACCAACAAAAACATCATGGTTAGGGTCTAACTCACGCAATAATTTTGCACGAATTTCAGCTTCACCTTGAGAAGGAAAACAACCACGAATTTTTACTCCACGAGTACTTGTTTGAAATTCATGTTTCTCATCAAATGATTTTTGAAGTCGTTCTTCATTATTATCCATATATGTTTTATATTCTTCATACATTGACGTTTTTAGTAGAATTTCCTTTTCAGTTTTAATAAAATCTTCCAGTTCTTTTGAAGCATCATCAAAATTAAAGTTGTACTTGTATGATAAAAAATTTACAAATTGCGTAAATTTTTCTAGCGATTTTGATAATTCCCATTTCTTTAGGAATTCATCAAAAAAAAATGAATTTTTATCTTCCAAAACTTTCTCAGGTGAAATGAACGACACACACGCAAATTTTTGACCGGCAATGGGCTTGTCTTCTTCTAAAACATCTACATATTTGGGATTTATAGTTCCGTCTGTATTCACGCGTGCATATAATTCTTTTGGGGTTTTAGGCATTATACTAATTATGAGAATAATCTTTTTAAGCTTATATATATTTGAAAGTTTTTTCTCTTATTAAACTATAACATGAACGTTGCTGGTATTGATATGGGCGAACTACTCAAACGTGCAGTAAAATATTTAGTGGAAGGTTTGATGGTAGCAATTGCGGCGTTTGCTATACCGAAACGTTCACTTCAGCTAGACGAAATTGCGCTTATTGCGTTAACTGCCGCGGCTACTTTTAGTATTTTAGACACATATATTCCAAGTATGGGTGTTAACGCACGAACTGGTGCAGGATTTGGTATAGGCGCGAACCTTGTAGGGTTCCCACGTTAATATGTTTTTGTATGATTTCTTTCATGATATTAAAAGAAATTATGACAGAATGGAGGTTTGAGTGTGCTGTTAAAATTACTTTAGAAGAGTCTAAAATAATCAGTCAGATTATAGAGAAAGAAGTTATATATGCAGAAGACTGTGTATCTGCATTACCAAAATTAAAAGATGTAGAAGGAAACATACGTGTGGTACAGACCCCTAATAATGTTTTTCTTTTTATAAAATCTCATCCTGATAATTTTATTTTTTATAAAACTCAAATACTTTATATATGTAAAAACTTTAGAGATATCAATAATACACTAGATAGTAGGAATAAATTCCCAACCTAATTCTCTGCATATATTCTTCCATATATCATCTTGTTCAATTCTTTTTTCTCTGTCTTTTAGCATCGGGAAAAAAGGCAAGAAATCCGTTTGTTCGAGTAATTCGCACAATTTATAAACTGTGTAATAATAATTCAAAAAATTAACTCTATCATCGGGACAGTATTTCGCATAAGGTGCTTGTATATCCATAAATAAACTACATAACCGTTCTTCTAAGGATTGACTCATAACTGGTGGTCGAATACCAAGTTTATCTTTAATAAATGGAATATGTTCGTAATATTTATTATAACCCAATTTTTTTAATATTTCTTTTGCTGTTCTATTAGATAATTGAGACGGTTTAATTCGTTCTTTTTTTATTTGATTTTTTATATTATTTAACACTTCATCGGGTATTTGTGTTGTTTCTTTTGCTTGAAATTGTGCTAAAATCTCTCTAAAATGATTTATACGCTTATAGGCATAAAAACACAGTTCTTTTGGAGGTTCTTTGTATGAAGGTTTTTCATTTTCAACTAGAAAAGATACACTTACAGAACATTTATTACATACTAACATTCCTTCATGATCTATAGGGATAAGCTCTCCTTCAAGACATTTTTGGCAAATGTCTGTTTGAACTACAAAATTGTTAATATCCAAATAATTTTCATCCACATTAGCAAGATATTTTTGCACGTTTGATATAGAATTATTTGTTTCATGTAAAACATCTTCTATATTAAAAAATTTATTTAAAACGGTAGACTGTCCGTTACCTTGTGATGCTGTTTTTTTTGTTTCATAATATTCAAAAACGTACTTACTATTATCTAAATAATATTCCTTTTTTGCAATTTTTATTTCTTTAATTTGGTGCGATATAAGATCGATTTGTTCTTTAATATCTAATTTTGCATCTATAGTGGTTGCTTGTTGATATGTTTGTTTTAAACGCTGTTTAGTCTCTTTTAATTTTGGTAGTTTTTCATTTTCATCATTTGTAATTTCATCTATAATAGAACGATGTTTATTGTCTAGCGTAATAGCATTTTTACTTGTTGTATTCAGAATTTTAGAACTTTTTGGTTTGAATATAGGCATAATATTAGTATATGATAATATGTTTAATTTAAAATTACAATAAGAATTAACGACAACTTATTATAATTGTTTCATTATAAAGTATATAATATGGAACACGAAGGGGTTTGTGTGAATATACAATCTTCGCCTGTTACAGACGTAAATACCATACAAAAAATGACTTTTTTATATAATGCATTGCAAGATGGTTGGAGCGTAGTTAAGAAAAAAGACAAATACATTTTTGTTAAAAAACACGAAGGCAAACAAGAAATTTTATCAGATGATTACCTTAAGAAGTTTATAACAGAACATTTTTCAACAAAAGTATAAATTTCACATATTCGGCGTAATTCCAAATATTTTTTTCTTTAGCAATAGTATAATAACATGGGTGGTGGATTGATGCAACTAGTAGCTTATGGCGCCCAAGATGTGTATCTTACAGGCAATCCTCAAATTACTTTTTGGAAAGTAACATACCGTCGACACACTAATTTTGCGATGGAATCTATCGAACAGACATTCAACGGACAAGCTGATTTTGGTCGCAGAGTAACTTGTACGTTGGCACGTAACGGTGATCTCGCATACCGCACTTATTTACAAGTCACTTTACCAGAAATTAATACTTCTTTAGCCCCATTCGCAAGATGGCTTGATTTCCCAGGTGAGCAATTGATCGCTCAAGTGGAAGTTGAAATTGGTGGTCAACGAATTGACCGTCAGTATGGTGACTGGATGCACATTTGGAATCAACTTACTCTTTCAAAAGAACAAGAACGTGGATACTTTACTATGATTGGTAACACCACACAACTAACTTATATCACCGACCCAGAATTCGCGGATGTAGATGGGCCTTGCGATTCCAACGCCCCTCGTCAAGTGTGTGCTCCACGTAACGCACTTCCTGAAACTACCTTGTATGTTCCTTTCCAGTTCTGGTACTGCCGCAATCCTGGTCTTGCACTTCCGTTGATTGCTCTCCAGTATCACGAAGTTCGCGTTAATCTTGATATTAGACCGATTGATGAATGTTTGTGGGCGGTGACCTCGTTGTCTTGTCCTGATGGCGTGAACGGTTCTAACATGAAATCCAGTTTTGCGTACAGCCAGTCTCTTGTAGCAGCATCGCTATATGTAGATTACATTTTCTTAGACACTGATGAACGTCGTCGTATGGCACAAAACCCACACGAATATTTGATCGAACAATTGCAATTTACTGGTGATGAATCTGTAGGTTCTTCATCGAATAAGATTAAACTTAACTTTAACCACCCTTGCAAAGAACTTATTTGGGTGGTGCAACCGGATCAAAATGTTGATTATTGTGCTTCGTTAGATTGCAATACCCATTTATTTAAAACACTTGGAGCTCAACCTTACAATTACACCGACGCGATTGACGCACTTCCAAACGCGTTGCACGCGTTTGCTGGCCCAGAATCTATTGGCGCTAGTGCAGCCGATTACATCAATTCTCTAGGTGTTTTCGTTAACCCTGGTGCTGGTGATGACTCCGCAGAGCAATTATGGAGTGCTGGCAATCTTGCGGATGCTAACAGCTCTGGCGGTACACAATATCAAGCCGCAGGAGGTGGTGGGACCGGTGCAAGTGGTGGATTTGGTGCTCCAGGAAAACAATCGTTAGTATCCGATGCTGGTTCATTTGTGCTTAGCGAAACCGCGTTAGATATGCACTGTTGGGGAGAAAATCCGGTTGTAACTGCAAAGTTGCAATTGAACGGTCAAGACCGGTTTTCTGAACGTGAAGGGACGTACTTCGACTTAGTACAACCTTACCAACACCACACCCGTAATCCTGACACCGGCATTAACGTATATTCCTTTGCCCTTCGCCCTGAAGAACACCAACCTTCCGGTAGTTGCAACTTTTCTCGTATTGATAACGCTACTTTGCAATTGGTATTATCGAACGCCACAGTACAAGGCACAAAAACCGCAAAAGTGCGTGTGTATGCGTCCAACTACAACGTATTACGTATTATGTCTGGTATGGGTGGGCTTGCTTATTCCAACTAAAAAAAGAAAAGTCATTATTTTTCAAAACATTTCAAAAGTTATTACTTGTATATACACGTAATAACTAGTGTAAAAGTGTAGTTAAGTCTAATGCAGATAAGTCTAATGCAGATAAGTCTAACGTAGGTAAGTCTAACGTAGGTAATTGTGATAATCCATTAAATACGTCATCCTCAAATACATCATAGACATTTTTTATTACTTCTAATGTATTTTTGTTTTTGCAAAGTCATTTTACAATTAGTATTATGTTTACATCTACGTTTGTAATGGGTGGTCCCGTAAAGTATTTTTTCATGTGAAAGCGTTTAATAGTGGAAATAACCACATCATTCTTTTATGTATATTATACACCCTCGCACATTTAAAACGGCACAAAATCCTTTAAAAATAAACAAGTATTAAATTATAACCAATATATTTATT